TGTAGAGTCTGGAAGAGTTACGACTTGATCACAAACATTAGCCGCTATAGTGACAAGATCATCATCTACACTCTCAATGTCTTCACTAAGACCGTAATTATAGATGGTTGTATTAGTACCCTCTTTACCTGATGTAAGGTAATCTCTCATACACAAAGCTGGATTATCTGACCAAGCTGTAGTGCTTGTACGAGGATCATAAACTTTCTTACCCTTAATTATAGCAGTTATCTCAGGAAAACCGTTAGGGAAAACATCAGCGTCAAATTCTAATCTGACGTAAAGATAAGCTGTAGCTAATAACTTGCAATCTGTAGTCCACTTTGTAGGGGGAGCTAAACCACCTAAATCTGAGGATGTAACGGCGGTCTGTGTAGTAGTTCCTAGCTTCTTAACTATTTTAACTTTACCTGCATACTTAGCTGGGGCCGTAACATCATTACCACTTAGAGTAAGAACTTCATCATTAAAATAGATAGTCTCAAACTCTTCTATCTCATGTCCAGCAAAAGCTAACACAGTGTGTAAGTATTTGTTGTTATCTGTAGTTCCTTGGAAGACTATACCACTAGCTATTCTAATCTTACCATAGATAACCTGATGAGGTAGAGTAGAACCCCTTTGAGTTATTAGATAACCCTGATCTCCACCTTTGAGTTTTGGATCTGGCGCTAAGGCTTTAGTCAAAGCAATGGCAGTAACAGTTCCTACATATGCCGCTGCAAGAAAACCTAAACTAACCCCGCCCGTAAATGGGGCAGCTACTAAAGCTGCAACTACCGCAACGGCACCAGCTAGATTAGCATCTTCATCTAAGAAATCAATATCTATACCAAAGACAGCCATTAGCTTTCAGAACTCCTACCCCAAGCAAGTTTCTGGTCTTGCATATCAGCTACAAAATCAAACCCTGCATCTGTAGACGCACCAGCTATATCCCTAGACCTTTGGTACTGAGCAGTATACCTAGCAACTCTAGCTCTCTCTAGGTCAATCAGTTTATTCTCAACCTTAACTCTTATAGTACCAGTATCTGCACCCTCTTCAATATTCATCTGATCCATATAACCAGTAAATATTTCAGTTAGGCCAGTTGATCTATCCTCTAGCTCAATACGTGAGCCATCCTCTAATAAGATAAAGTTAGTACTCTCTTTCTGTAGACTACCCTTAGCGAACATGCCAAAGTATATCTTACAGGTTCTTCCTTGATATGGGGTACTGAGAGCTAGAGCTAATACCTCAGAGGGCATACCTGTAATAGTAATATCTGCACCTCTTGCAGCAGTCTCTGTAGTTTCTTCTACAGAAGATATGCCTAATATAGTTCCAGCACCTGTCCAAGAAACCCCTTCAAAAGTAAGAGTACCTACACCTGTCCATAGACGTAAGACATTATCAGCATCAAAGTTCATCTCAACAGCAAAGAAGGGGTAGATTACATTATCATCTAATGCATCAACTATTGTTGTAGGTAGAACTCTCGACATTACTGTAGAGCCTCTATTGCGTCAAAGGAGATACCATAGAAACTAGCATTGTCTATAGACCAAGAAGTAGTGTTATTGCCAAGCCTAAATACACCTTTAGGGCTACTGTAAATTACAGTCTCACCTGAGTATGTACTTCTTAAGTCAGGCCAGATCTCTAAGTTACCACTACCACTTTGGTCTACTAATACTTGATGCAGTCTAGCAGCAGATCCTGTACCTAACTGAATATAGTCACCAGCTAATAGAGTGCCTGTCATAGTAACTGATACTGTGCTATCCCCTGCTGTACCTGATAAGGTAGGTGTACCACTCACTGTACCTCTAGGTGTAACATAGTCAGGATCTCCCAGTAGAAATGTTCCTACAGAACCCTTAAGGGCTACCAGCATAGCTTTCCAGTCAGCAGCTAGATCCCTACGCACTGAGGGAATACTGACTGAGGCACTCCAGATTTGACCCTGATGAGAAATAACCTGTTGCTTATATGTAAACGGAGACTGAGAGACAGCTACAGCATTTACAGCACGTAGTTCAATACTCTCTATGCCAATAGTTGTAGGTGTATTAAGAGGGTAACTTATAGCCATGATTTATCCAAATGCTGATTTCATTGCACCACCTCTACGTCTTTGGTTCATAACTGCACCTACGGACTGATTGATGATAGCTGGTGAGGCTTGTGCTATTGTCTGAGTAATAAGTCTCTTAGTATCGTCTGAGGTATTGGCTGAGATATTGAATACTTGGTTTACTACTGTACCCCCAGCACCCTGACCTTTAGTGTGGTCTACGACAGTCTCTCTAGGGTGTAGCATAGCCATAAAGCCACCCTTACCATCTAAGCCACCTGATCTTGGGCCTGAGCCTGTGTATCCACCACCGTCATAACTTCCTTCAGGTAAGTTTGGCCCTTGTACTGGTCCAGCCATAGCGCCCTGTATAGCACCTGAGATAGATTTCACTAATTTCTCAACTACAAGTATTCTATATAGCTGTTGGATAATATCTGTAGCCATAACTCTGAAGGCATCTTTAGCTGATGTAGTTCCATCTACTAAGGCCATAAAGAAGTCATCGAAGGGTGCAGCTAATCTGTTTGCTTGATCCTCTAGCTTCTTAAAGGCATCATTTTGTTTACTAAGGGAATCATTAGCTTTCTTAGTGTCGTCATCTAGTTTATTCATAAACCAGTCAGTTGTATCTAAAGCCGTTGTCGTTGTGTTGGTAAGACCTAGAAGATCATTTACCATACCCTTTAAAGATTCCCAAGATCCGTCAGCGGTAGATTTAAGGTCTTCTACTGCCCTTTCAACTACACGTAAATCCTTTTGAGCCTGAATCATTGCGTCTTCTACAAAACCACCTATTCTTACAGGTTCAAAACTTGTGTTAAAAGTTCTATTGATGGCACTTATGGTATTATTTAATCCCTCTTGAATACTTGTGAGGACACTATTTAAAATACCAAGCATAAAGGCTTTGAATGCTGGCCCGATAGTTTGTAGTTGGGCAAGATAAACATCTATCTTAGCTATGGCAAAATCCCATAGGCCATCAAAAAGATCTCCCACTTTCTGCATAGCGGCCCCAAAACTACCTGTTGCAGTGATCAAGGCATTGAACCTGTATAAAACCTCTCCTAAACCTACTACCAGTACGCCTATACCAGAGGCAATTAATCCTGTTCTAACTAGAGCAAAGAAGGCCCTAGCTGCTTTACCAGATAAAATAAATCCTGCAACTACTTTTGTAACCATTACAGCGCCAAAGGCTATGGCATAAGAAATAAGTCTGGCAAAGTTATCAGCTATAAAGGTGCCTACGTTCCTTGCTACATCACCTAGAGAGGAGAAGGCAGAGGTTATAGCATCTATAAGGGGTTTTATAGGCTCAAGTGCCTCACCCATATCCTTCTTAATCTCTTTGAAGTTTATAGTTAGGTTCTTTGACTCTAAGTATGCACGACCAAGAGCAGTGGATATAGCAAGTCCGATACCTAAGATAGCTCCAGCCAATCCTGGGAGTAATCCTGCAAGCTGTGTACCCTGCTGACCAAATGCAACTAAGGCGTCAGTACCAGACTGAACCTGTACAAAGAAGTCACCTACCTGATAACCAACCTGTTGAGTGTACATACCAAACTTGTTGGTAGTTGATCCAGCAAGCCTTTGAGCATCCGCTAGTCTTTTAGCGGCTATAGCGGCATTTGATTTAGCGCCAGTGATTCTTGTTGTGGCTGCTGTTGCCCTATCAAATGAGGCACTCTGTTGATTAGAGGCGGCAGTTGTTTGGCCTATAGCAGCATATAATCTATCTTCAGCAGCATCTAATTGTTTTATAGCGGCACTATACTGTTGGGCATCAATTCTATTTTTATTAAAAGCTGCATCTAAGAATTGCATAGTTTGAGTTAAAACTTTAGCTTGTGCTGCCGCTCCAACTACAGAACCAGTAAGACCAGTAAACTCTTGTTTTACCTGATCCGCATTAGTTGCTATGATTATTGATACGTCAGCCACTATTCATAACCCTTACATATTGCACATCTACTAACTTTACAGCCTCGATTTCCCAAGGACATAATGGAGTATGTGTGAGTTCTTTCCAAGCTTTTATCTCGCTATAAGTAATCGGGTTAGGGCCAGAGAACCCCATAGTTCTGCTATTGTTTAAATCAATAAAGGCAGACCAGACATGAGAAAGAAGAGTAGGAAATTCTGTCGGGGGTTCCAGTTCTTTCGGCTTATGTCCAATCTGCCTTTCTACTTGTTCTAAGTGTTCACGTTGTGTAGTACCATTTTCATCTGGTAGACTAAGCTTAAAATTAAACTCTGCCCACTCACAAAGATCTGATACTATTTCTTCGTAAAGTCCAAAAAATCAGAGAGTGCCTCCTCAATTTGATTCTTGATCCAAAACACTTCTTGGTAGACTTCCTTAGCTTTAGTTAAGGGGGGTACTTTACCTTTGTAAGTAATATTCCACTCTTTTGTAGCCTTAACTAAAACATCTAAAGAAGAGTCTTCTAATTCTTCAGCGGTAACATCAATCTTCTTACCACCTTTAGATTTCTTGAGTTGTTTATTAGTTTGCTCATGCATAGCTGCCTTATACTGCTTAGAGTGTGGGGCATACACGGTAATAACCATAGGTGTTTTATCATCATTCTTTAAATCTTCATCTGTATTAGGGTGTTTTAAGATGATGTCAACGGTGTCATTAGTCGGAGTTAAATCTAGTAAGTCCATGTCGAGTTTCCTTATCGGGTTAAAAAGTTGTCGGGTTAGTAATTAAAGGGGAAGCATCAGACCCGACACCAATGCCTCCCCACCCTAGCTAGGGAACTTATGCAGAGCGAGTAATAACTAAGTTACTTGCATCTGCTGTGTTGTAAAGTGCTACGAATGAGAGAGATATAACACGGCTAGTTGGGCCATCTACACCTACATCTGCACTATTGATCTTAGCCCGTGGGAATGCGAACTTCATGGTGTTACTACCATCACCCACAGTCACTTCAAGCTCAGTTTCAGTTTCATTCAAGAAGCGGTTGATTAAAGCTGCATCCTCAAAGTAAGCTGAGATAGTGCCTTCGACTTCTGCACGACCAACCTCTAACTGTGGCGCACTATCGCTACCAATTACGAAGGTAGGTGCGAATGAGTTAGTCAGAGTGAAGTCCATACCAGTTACGATAGCTGCTGTAGAGGGTGTACCATTGACGTCACCGATAGCTAATGTACCTGAGTAAGCATCAAAAGGAGCAGCACCTGATGCAGCATCCTGTGTCTTCTCAGTAGCACTCATGGTCATGTCTTTACCAACCATACCGTAGGTAGCTGTTACCATTTGGTTAGGGGCTAGAGAGATACCCATAGTAGAAACTGTCATACCTGTAAACAAACGAGCTTGGTCGATGTCAGCAGCATAGTCTTCGATAGAGAAGAACTTAGGTGTAGTACCAACCTTAAGGACGTTAGTTGACCAAGTAGACAACATAGCTGATTCTAGGAATGCATCGTAGTCAGCATCACGTAAGTCAGCAACGATGTCACCAGAAGCTTGACGGTTACCATGACGGTCAACACGGGGCATACGATCAGCTTGAATATCAGTACCAGCTACACGATCTTTAGTTAGGTTTAAAGAGTGTGTGCTGAAGGGTAAGTTTGTGAAGTTACCAGCAGGAGTCGTGCCAAATGTGCTTTCCACAATGAACGATAGGCTGGAACGAGAACCTTGTGCGAAGGCCATAATGTATTCTCCTAATTATTATAAACGTACCATCCGATATTAATCGGAACGTAGTACCAAGGCGCATCTAAGAAACCTTGCTGTCTTTCAGCGTAGTCAATAGATACAGTTATTGTTTCATCCCCAGAGTAGGAGATTTTAGTGGTTGCTTCAAAAGCCTCTAAGACAGTATTAGCTAAGGCATCAGCAGCGGCGGGGCCATTACCTTCTGGGGTGTAGGCAGTTACAACAAACACACCATCGTATCTCTGTTGTGGGTTTAAACCTCTTACAGCGGGTCTGCGGAGTGTCGGTAGGAAATTAGTCTGTAGGTAGCTTGTACCTGTTGTTGGACTAAATGAAACGTTCTCATAAGCTATACCTGCAGGTAAATTAGAGGTATTAGCTAACTTGTTCTCAAGTGCTGCCCGTATGTCATTATAGATACTAGCCATGAATGTTTCTCACTTGAGTATAAACGTAGTAACCCTGTCTCTTCCAGTTAGGCCCACCATACTCTACTGCTTGAGAGTGAGGGCTATCATTACGAAGAGTAATCTTTGTGGTATCAGATAAGTCTAAAGCGTTAATATCTTGTACTAGATTATCTAAACCCTCTTGACGCATAGATTGTTGGTTTTGTTTCTTAGGTTTATTACGAGAGGATTTACCACGACCCCTAGAGCTTGTATTAGTCTTGAAAGAGTGTGAGGTAACATAAGCACCAGTATCCACGGGAGATAACCTAACGGTTGTTTGTGCTATATCTACTAGGACATCTCTAACCTTGTCTTCAGCAGTTTGCTCAAGTAGAGCTAGTTTCTGTTTAAGAGAAGGATTAACCTTAAGTGTTGCTTGTACAGCCATTACTCTCTCACATCACACAAGAAACAAATCTTGACCCCATTAGAAAATATAGTAACAACAGAAATAACATTAACTGTGTCACCGTTACCAATAATCTGATCTTCGTCATCGGGTTCTACTGCCAATCCTAAAGCTGGGACTACGCATTTACGGGTGCCTCTACGGATCTCATCTACATTAGCTATGATACCTTGATCGTAGTTGTAGAAGTAACCCTCAAAGCTGTAGTCGGTTGTAGCTGAACCTGTTACCGACCCAGTAGTAGGATCGTAGGTTCCTGCTGTAGTCTTCTTGCGTAGAGTAAGCGGCTCACCAAACTCCTCTACCATCTTGAGTAGGTTATAACCTCTTGAGAATGCCATTACCTACCCCTTAACTATAATCGTAGTCATCACCACTGTAACTTGGTGGGTTCTTGAATCTATCCCTACGGAAGGATGGTGGAACACGATCTGTATTCTGTCTTACATTATCCACAGTAGCAATACTAATACCACCAGCAACTACACCTACACTAGCTCCAGCCTTCTTACCGTTAAGCTCAAGGTCTAATGCTAGTTGAGTGTACTGATTAGCTAGGTCACTGTAGTTAGCACTCAGAGCGCCTGACAGGTTCTGTGTAACCCTACGAGAGTATTGTGCAGCGATTGTTCTGGCAGTCCAAGCACCAGCTTGATAGATGTTGTCGCTAGTCTGGGATAGAGCAAAAGTAATTTCTTCATTCTGGACTTGTTGGTCGGTGGTGTCAGTGTCTCCTACAAGGAGCCGTACAGAGTTCAAACGCCCAGAGGCTGTACCTGTACCTAAATCAGTTGCATCATACGACCAAGCCATTCTTTAAGTCTCCATGTGACCATAATTTCTACGCCAGCTACGAATAAGCCCACGCTGTTTATCAACTATCTTAGACTTCTTACACTTCTTCTTCTGAAACTCAGCCTCAGATTTAGTCTTAGAATTTACTTTATCGTTGATACTATCGACAAGGCCATGTAGTCCATCTACATCTAATTCTTCTAATCCATCACCAACCTTAAGTTTAACCTCAAAGTCTGAGTTGTGATAGATAAAGCCTTCTCTGTACAAGATTAGTGTCTTCTCTTCAGTTACACCAATCTCTTTCCATTTAAACTCGTCGCCCTTCTTTAGCTGTCTACCCCAAGATTGAAACGGGCGCTTAACAAAGACTGGACGGTCTAGTTGAAATGGCATCTTTTCTTGTCGGATCATTGTACTACCTTTCGTCGGGAAGGATGGCAGGGGCCATTACTACAGCCCCCACCAAGGTAAATTAAGCTACAGCGTTGATGAACAAGTAACCCAAGTCAGCGCCTACGACTTTCATATCGTAAGACATTTTAACTTGGATCATTTCAGCAATCTGCTGACGCTTCAGAGCATCGTCTGAGAATGACTCAACTGTGATACCCAAGTTGTTTACACCTTCAAGGTTGTTCCATGCGAAGGTCAAACCTGCTGCTGGTGACATAAGACCAGCATTTGATGGGGTGTAGCACAACAGAGCATTCTTACCACCGATAAACGCATTGCTTTCTGCAACACCTTCAACAGATGAGTTCTTGACAGCTTCCATGACGTAGAAGTTCTCTACTTCAAAGATCTCAGCCAGTTTAGCATCAGTTACCAAAGCTGTGTTGGTTACAGTTGCACCACCGTTCAAGCGAGCAAGAACGTCTGGGTGGTTGATTAGCTTGTCACGTACTTCTTTACCAACAACC